TTAAAAGCTCATGCTGGCTCCTATGCTCAAATAGGATACGGTAAACTAATTAAGACAAATGCTAAAAACAAAATATACAAAGTTAAAAAACTTGAATTTAATGAATATAGCATAAAGGTTAAAAGCTTAAAACTCATTAGAAAACTAAAAAAAGATATTAAACCTTTTGAAGAATCCTTTAAAAAATTCGACATAAAAGTCTTACACTATTACCAAAATAGCTACAGAGATAAAGAGACCACACAATGGTGCATGAACATAATCAATAAAAATCAGGATAACCTTTTATAGTGAAAGAAATAAATTTATAGATAATATAATTGAAAATATAGATTCTAGAATTGAACAACTACAAAAAGATTTATCAAAATCTCCTAAACTTAGTAGATCATATTTTATATTAACTGGCACAGTACAAGCCATGATTACAATAAAAGAAGAAATACTACAAAAACAATATAAACTAAACAAATAATGAGAAAGACTAAAGAAAAAATCAAAATAGGTGATAAAAAGTTTAAGGTAGAACAAGAAGTTTCTAATACTTTAAAGTCACTAGCACAGGCCGTGCATTCTCATGAAGTTGCACTTATGACATGGGTGCATAAAGACTATAATGGATCTAAAAGAATGACTAAAGATAAAAAAGATTTTAGAGATTCATTAAAAAAATACTGCATGCAAATACCTGGAGCTACAGATATTCTAAGCAGAATGGAAAAAATAGACAAAGAATTAGAACAAAGTCAAAACAAAAAGGAAGAAGTTAAGGAAGCAAAAGAATAATTCATTAACTTTGTAGTACTTTCCTATCCGTGTCACACATGGTTTTGTTTTGATTCACTAGATACCCTGCTTCTGCGGGGTACCTGGTGTTAAATCAAACAATATGAAAATTATCCAAGATCATAACTTGACTCATGAAAACTATTATAATGATACAGACTATGTATCTAATAGTATGTTAAGTCATTTAACAAACAAATCACCTGAATACTTTCAGTATATGCTTAATCATTCACAACCACCTAGCTCTGCTATGAAGTTTGGATCAGCATTTCATATGTATGTATTACAGCCTGACGAGTTTGAAAAACACTATGTAGTAACTCCAAACATAGACAAAAGAACCAAACAGGGTAAACAAGAGTATGCAGAATTTATGTTAAAAAATCAGTTCAAAACTTTAATTTCTGAAAGTGATTTACAAACTATACAGATGATGTCAGATAAATTATCACAAGATTCATTGTGTAAAGATTTGTTAAAAATTGGCAAACCTGAACAAATTATAGCATGGAATAATCCTGAATATGATGTAAATTGTAAAGGTATGCTAGATATACACTGTAATATAAATGACATAATTGTAGATCTAAAAACAACACAAGATTGTAATTTAAAACCATTTACAAGATCTATTAAAAAGTATATGTATCACAAGCAAGCTGCATTTTACACTGATGCTGTAAGAGCATTGTCATACTATATAGTAGCTATAGAAAAGAACCCACCATTTAGTTTAAATGTATTTGAAATTAGTGGTGATGTTCTAGATCAAGGCAGGCACTTATATAACCAAGAACTTTATCTTTACAAAAGATGTTTAGATGAAGACAATTGGCCTGGTCCATCTATGGCTATTTGGAAAGACGTTCAAGACAGAGAGCCTATAGATATAAATAATTTTGAAGATATATTATGAAAAACTCAGTAATTTTTGAAGGGGGCATTGATAAAGTTAGTACTTTAGCAGATGGTAGCTTACGTATTTACGTAGGCACCCCTGAGTTATCAAACGAAACCATGGTAAAAGTGTTTTCACTAATTAAAAAGCCTGGTTATGTTTTGATATCAACAAGTTCTTTTAATCAAGAACAAATAGATGCAGTTGAAAAAGCAACTGTAAATGCAGAGTTTAGTGAAAAAACTCCTAGTCAAAGACTTAGGGGTGTTTTCTACAAACTATGGGAACAAACACAGCCAAAGTCTATGAATGGAGACACAGGTGAATTAGAATATGTAGACTTTGATTTGTATTATAAAAGACAAATGAATAAACTTATTGATCACTATAAAACTAAACTAAACTAATGACAGAACATGATGAGCAATACTATGAAAGAAATAGAAATGGCTTTGATTATATCACAGACACAACAGATCCCCGTATTCCCCACTATTACGTAGGCTTATACTATAAATATGAAGCTAGAAAAATTATAGAAGACTACGATCTTTCGTATAACTTAGGGACTGCATGTAGTTATATACTGAGATCAGCTAGAAAACATAGCGATGGAGGTATATCTGATATAAAAAAAGCTATTGCTCATCTTGAATTTGAATTAGATAAAATTAAAAATAAATCATAATGGTATTTATTATAACCCTTTCAATTATATTTTTGACTTTATATATTGGAATTAAAAAAGAAAACTATGATCAGAAATAAAATTATGTATATAATATGTTATTTAGGCTTTACACCTAAAAAATACAGAAGACCTGTATTTACGGAAAACAATAAATATTTATGTTTAATTACAGGTAAAATTAGACGTAACTTTTCCATTTACCAATAGGACACTCAGAACTAGACAGTTTAGTTTTTAAAAACATAAAACATAAACATTCTTTACACTGTTTTGTAGGTTTAAAAAATCTATCACAAGATTTACATATACTCATTCTATCTTCAGATATATTTTTTGGAACTATAAATTCTTTCATATACTTACATTATAGTTTAATATACCTTGTAAACCATTTTGTCTGTTATATATGAAAGCTTGTGCTTTTTTAATATTACCTATAAAACCTTTTGAATCATGCCAATAATCTGTTGCTGACATTGAAGATAAGTTCCTTACGGTTATGCCGTTAAGTTCTTCTATTGCTTGCAACTTCATAGCTTTATTGGTATGATAGTGTCCTCTATGAACTTCTACATAACTTACATCACTCCATAAATTTTTAAATCTTTGTGATATAATACCTGGCAAATCAGCCGTCTTTGGCCCATCACCATGATCGCTAATTATTAAATTGTTACCATAGGGTATAGCCTTCATTAAACAATCTGAATTATCTACTTTTACATTATCATTATTTTCGTAGTATAACTCTAAAAGATCACCTAAATGCATTATTGATTCTCTATCATGATTACCTGGTATAACCATTACATGAACATTAGCTATTTCATATAGTCTATTTATAGCTTTGATCATAAGCTTTCTAGCTGTACGGTACATATCAATATGAAAATCAGAATTAAATTGTGGTGTACCTTTTGTAGTGCTTGGTATTGGCCAATCACCATCAGAGTTTAATAAATCTTGTCCTACGATAAATAATATCTTATCTATGTAATACCCTTGCGCCCTATACAAAAGATGCTCTATGGCGCTTAAAAGGCGTTCTTCAGCAATTTCCATGCTGTATTCATCACCTTTTATACCAATCTTACCAATATGTAAATCAAATGCAGATATTTCTAATAAGTGTAAATCATTACGATCATCAGGTCTTTCCCTTTTTATTAGCTTTACTTTAGGTGACAAGTTTGCTAAGTCTTCTATTATATTTTGTTTGACTTTTTTTATGTTTAACTTAGTCTTGATTCTTTTTAACCAAGCCTTAGTTCTAAACATCGTAACTGTTACGGGTTTTCTTTTTTCATCAAAACCTGTTACTTCATATGTACCTATATCATACTTGTCTACCTCCCATAAATCTAAATCTACCGAACAAGCAGCTAATAAATCTTCAAGTGATTTTACTCTAGTACAATTTTCAGCAGTTAATACTGCTTCATTGTTTGCTTCTTGAAAGCTTATTACCTCTTTCTCTTTAGGTTGTTTGTCTGGATTATCTTTTCTAAGTTTTCTAGCTACAGTTCTGATCTGCTCATAATTGGTTCCAAATATCTTGGCGGTATCAGCATACTTGCTTCGTAACAAATGTGGATTTGCTAATAAATATTCTTTTATTTTATCATTAAGTGACATTTATTCTTTTATACCATA